ATGGGTAATCAAGTAGCTATGAAAAAAAGTGCAGAGTTAAGCACAGACTTTGTGGATGACATGTTCGAAGATGGCGCGGAAGGTGCGGTGTTTGCGGCGGATGAATTGCAGATACCTTTTCTGCGTTTGGCTCAACAAATGTCTCCGCAGCTTAACAAGAAAGATGCCAAGTTTATTGAGGGTCTTTCGTCTGGAGATATATTCAACACTTTGACGGAACAAAACTACGGAGAAGGTGTGTTGATTATCCCTTGTTTTTCCAAGACAACCTACACAGAGTGGGTGCCCAGGGACATGGGCGGCGGAAGAGTGCAAGAGTTTTCCGCAGACAAGCTTCCAAAGACGGAGCGTATATCCTTGGGTGGCAAGACAGTTGACCAGTTAGACAACGGCAACGAACTCGTCACGTCGGATGATCACTACTGTTTGGTGATTGATGAAGAGGGTAACTTTGAGCCTGTGCTTCTGGACATGAAGAGTACTCAACGCAAGGTAGCCAAGCGTTGGAGAACCATGGTGACCATGAACAAGGCCCGTAATCCAAAGACCCAAAAGTTACAGGTTCTTCCGTTGTATAGTACAATATGGAAGCTTACGTCTGTTGACGAAACCAACAAGAAGAATGAGACGTATTCCAACTACGCCATTCAGAAAGTTGGCCCTTTGACAAAGGAGCAGAGGGAACTGTATGAAGAGGCGAAAGCCTTTAGGGAAAGTGTCAAGGCGGGTGAAGTACGTGCGTCTGAAGGCGAAGAGACTGAGGAACAAGTAGCTGCGGCTAAAAAACGGGACGAAGAAATACCGTTTTAAGAGTTTGGGGAGGATTACTAAGACTCCTATGGTCTTTTATGTTTGTTCAACCTCCCCATTAGGAATCGCGCTAACCGGGTTAGCGCGATTCCGCTTCTACTTTTCTTAACAGGAGCCAAGCATGTCATTAGCACAAAGAATGCTTGTGGCCTTCGAAGGTTCGAAGGTTGCACACGGCACGACAACGGTTGGAAGAATTGGTCGCAATGGTAAGGCCGATTCTGAAAGTCGAATTGTACGAGAGCCGTTAACAAAAAAGATTATGCAGGGACACATTGAGGGCAAGCAGGGTGTTGGGTCAATCCCAATTAACGACGATAACAAATGCAAGTGGGGCGCACTGGACATAGACATCTATGATCTGGATCACAAGGCACTCCAAGCCACGATACAGAAGCTCAAGCTTCCTTTATTACATTGCCGTTCCAAATCAGGCGGAGCGCATTTGTATTTGTTTATTGAAGAGTACGAGCAAGCCAAGGTGGTCCGAGAGTATTTACTAGAGATGGCTGTTGCCCTTGGGCACAGTGGTTGTGAGATATTCCCAAAGCAAGATAAGATCCTGGCGGATCGAGGTGACGTAGGAAATTTTTTAAACCTGCCTTACTTTGATGCGGATCTACCGCAACGCTACTGCTTCAATAAGAACGTGGAGTCTATGGAACTAGAAGAGTTCTTGGATACCATTGAAGAGACGCGGACAACGGTGGGGTTCTTGGAGAACATGCGGGTCAAGAAGCCTCGTAAGCATTTCAAGGATGGACCTCCATGCCTACAGCATTTGTTTTCTGAGGGGGCAACCGGGGAAGACCGAAACAAGAAGATGTACAACATAGGTATCTACTGCATACAGAAGCATCCAGACAACTGGAAAGCAGAGATGGAGACATTCAATCAAACACTGTGTTCTCCTCCTTTGGAAGCCAAAGAAATCATGGGATTGCAGCAAAGTTTAGAGAAGAAGAAAAACGAGTATTTTTATACCTGTGAGCAGCAACCGTTCAAAAGTTTTTGTGACAAAGAGTTGTGTATGACTATGAAGTTTGGAGTGGGTACTTCTGGTCCAGAGATGGTAGAGTCTGGTAACTTGCAGATCATCCTGTCCGAACCCCGGCTATATTTTCTCACTGTGTCAGGAGCCAGGATTCAACTTAGCACTGAGCAGTTGCAGAACCAGCAGTTGTTTCAACGTGCGTGTATGGAGCAAGCGACAGTTGTGCCTCCGATAGTCCCAGCTAAAAAGTGGCAGCAACATCTACAAGTTCTGATGAAAGAGGGAGTACAGCAGTCAGTGCCAGAGGAGCTAACCATGACAGGTCAGTTCAAAGCATTGTTAGAGGAGTACTGTACTAGCCACATCAGGGCTATGCATCCAGAAGAATTATTGCAGGGGAAGCCATGGACAGACAACCAAGGGTACACCTCCTTCAAGATGTCAGGTCTGGATGAGTTTCTAAGCATTAGACGTTTCAATGTTTATACTAGGGCACAGATCCAAGAGTTGTTGAGGCAGATGAACGGCAACAAGAACTGTCATGGAAAGAAAAACATAACCAAAGCAGATGGAAGTAGGACCACGATAAGAGTCTGGTGGGTTCCTGCGTTTGAGAACCAAGATGTAGACTTGCCAATACAGGAGATTGAAAAAGATGACATCCCTTTCTAAGATGATGAGAGCCAAGGACGTGGCGGTTTGGCTAGGTGTATCTGAATCCGCCATATACAAGTGGGTTGGAGACGGTGACTTCCCCAAACCTTACAAGCTAGGCAACGCAGACGCTCAACGCGCTGCTAGTCGGTGGGACCGTGATGAGATTGAGTCATGGTTGGAGAAGCGTCGTGATACCTAACTCGACTTTAATTCTTGGTCCACCAGGGTGCGGTAAGACTTACACTTTGATAGAGAAGGTGGAAGAGAAACTGCAAGAGGGAGTGCATCCTTCACGTATTGGTGTGGTATCGTTTACGACTAAGGCTATCAGTGAGTTTGTAGACAGAGCTTGTGCCAAGTTTAACCTGACAAAGAATGACTTCCCACATTTCAGAACTTTACATGCTACGGGTTACCATGGTTTGGGGTTGAAGACTACGGATGTTATGTCACGCGAGGACTATAAAACTCTAGGTCGTATGTTGGCAGTGGACTTTGACGGTGCGGATCGTACCTCAGTTCATGACGGTATATCTATCCCTGCTATTGGGGGATCAGGAGCCAAGTATCTACAGCTAGTGATGCGTTCTGTGATGCGTGAATCCACGTTAGACTTTGAGTACAACTACGAGGAAGATTACAGTCTTCATTATTCCAAGCTTGTGCAGGTCCAGAGGCAGTTAACAGAGTACAAGTCGAAGAACAGTAAGGTAGATTTTACAGACATGATTTACCAGTACGTTGAGATTGGTGAGCCGCCTAGTTTAGATTTGTTGATTGTGGATGAGGCACAAGACTTGACTCCACTGCAATGGACTATGGTAGAAAAAATGGCAGAGTCAGCGGAGCAGGTATTGATAGCCGGGGATGACGATCAGGCTATACACCGCTGGACTTCTGTAGACGTGCGTAGGTTCATTAACGCTTCTGACAATGTGGAAGTCCTCAACCAGTCTTATCGCTTACCACGTAGCGTCTGGGAGCTTGCCATGAGTATCTCTGGCAGAATACCAAACAGATTAGACAAGGAGTTCTTTCCTCGTGAGGAGGAGGGCAGGGTTTCAGTGGTCGGCAATCTGGGTAGTCTTCCCTTGCACGAAGGATCATGGACTATCATGGCGCGGACAAATAGTTTTGTGGATCAAATCGCTGAGAGATTGGAGAAGGAGAAGTATTACTTTTCACGCAAGGGAAAAAGTTCTGTAGACCAGAGGAAACTGGAGGCGATGGAAACTTGGGAAGAACTGAGTGCAGGAGAGGCCATAGGAATTAGCAGAGTTAAGAGTCTTTACGAGGCAGTACCAAAGATGGGCAAGGATGCGGTAGTCAGGAGAGGATCTACAAAACTCTTGGACGCTGCGGAGCCAGAAGAACTGCTTACTTATGAGGTCTTGGCTAGGAGTTATGGGATGTTGGCACCCAAAGACACTGAGCCAATGGATATCGTGCGCCTGTCAGAGGCAGAGAAGATTTACATACGAGCCATCGAGCGTCGGGGAGAGAGCATCTATAAACCACCGCGGATTAAACTATCTACAATACACGCAATGAAGGGGGGAGAAGATGACAACGTAGCAGTATACCTGGGGTCCACCAGAAACTGCGTTGAGGGCAAGCATCCAGAGGATGAACACAGAGTATTCTATGTGGCAGTAACGAGGGCAAAGCAGAACCTTTACCTAATAGAATCCAACAAAACATACAGGTACATGATATGAAAAGAGATAAGGTTTTATCTACTGCGGAAGAGTACATTAACGGTCCCAGAGCCAAGGAGTATGGTGATGCATACGATAACTTCATGCGCATTGCAGACGGATGGAACATCATAGTCAAAGAAGCTCATAGCACTACGGGTTATCTGACACCGCAGCATGTGGCGTTGATGATGGATTGGTTGAAGACAGCCCGATTGCTAAATGATCTGAGCAGTACGGATTCTTGGATAGACAAGTGCGGTTACTCTGCACTAGGATCAGAGTTTTCAGACAGAGAATCTGAGATCCAAAAAAGATTAGACTTGTTTGTAGGGAAGTTAGATGAGCGAACAGAATAAAATATTCGAAAAAGATTACATCATCGCTCAACAAATGGATCAAGGAAAGGAACTGACGTGGAACATTCCGTCCCAGTTCCCTGATCTAACCGGGTACAAGCAGATTGCGATTGACCTTGAGACGTGTGACCCGAACCTAACAACTCTAGGACCAGGGTGGGCGCGTAAGGACGGTTACATTGTGGGCATCGCAGTAGCCGCAGGAGACTGGGAAGGGTATTTTCCTATACGACATGCCAACGGACACAACATGGACGCTAGGATCGCTCTCAAGTGGCTACAGAGACAGATGGCTACGCCTCACATAGATAAGATCATGCACAATGCTACCTATGATTTGGGTTGGCTACGTGCAGAAGGCATTAAAGTAGATGGTCGGATTATAGATACCATGATTACTGGTGCGGTGGTGGACGAGAACCGTTTATCCTACAGCCTAAACAATCTGGGCCGTGATTACCTAGACGAGCGCAAGAACGAGAAGCTTCTTCGTGCCGCTGCTGCTGAGTTCGGATACGATCCCAAGGCTGAGATGTACAAGTTGCCACCAGAGTTTGTTGGTCGTTACGCGGAGCAGGATGCAGGGATGACGTTGCGTCTGTGGGAGAGATTAAAGATAGAACTTCAGCAGCAAGATCTCTGGAGTATCTGGAACTTGGAGACTAGCCTGATACCTATGATGTGCGACATGCGTCAGTTAGGTGTGAGGGTTGACCTTGATAAAGCAGAGTTAGCCAAGAAACAACTCAAGTCTAAGATCAAAGAATTAAAGGATGAGATCAAGAGACAGTCTGGTGTAGCCATCGAGCCATGGGCCGCGGCCTCAGTGGCTGAAGTCTTTGACGAGCTAGGTCTTGTTTACCCTACGACTAACGATGCGCAGGGTGACTTTCTGAGAAAG